AACGAGCAATAAAAAAATCCCCATTTGAGACTTTGATGTATCAAAAACAGGGATTTACACCTCTAAGGTAGCTGCCGTAAAGGAATATTATTCTGACAAGTTATTTAATAACTCTTCTAATCTGTATAAGTTATACTTACTTTGAGTCATTTCATTAATCTCGGTCTTAACCTCAATAGATTTCGTTTTAAACTCTGCGTCCGATTCTACTATTGAATCTAATTTTCCTTTAATACTTTCTGTTATCTCTTCAAATTTAGTTTCTAAATCTTCTTGGTTAAGGGATAGTATGTTTTTTAATCTACCTTTTTCTTCTTCATTTAATGTCTTATCAAAACTAACATTAAAGTTATTTACTAAGACAGAATTTAGTAATGATTCGTTAACCCCCTCATCTACAGTAAGTGATTCGTTAGTTTTATTTTTTGTTAAATGTTCAACTAAATATTTTTTAGCAATAACCTTATCGGAGATATTACTTAAATTATCTGGTGTAGATAAAGAATCAATACTTTCGTATAAATCATTACTTTTAGATTCTACATTAGATAAGGATTCATTTAATTGATTTAAATCTGTTTGTATCTCAGAAGTCTTTTCCTTTAAAATTCTTGATAGTTCCTCAACATATAGTGTTGCGGTTTCTTTATCTTCAAAAGTTTTACCTTCCAATTCCTCATATAATGAATACATCTCTTTGAGTGTATCATTTTTAGTTATAGGTTTAAAATATGTGTTAAGGTTATTTTTAAAATCCTTTTTACCATATGATTCAGTCAATTTAACTAAAATCTTATTTTTAATGTTCCCGAATGTTGCCATAATTAGTCGTTTAATATGTCTTTGAGTTTATTCTCTACTTCATAAATATTCTGTTGTGCCTTATTAACATCAAAAAGATCATCAAAATCTTGTGATTCATCACCTAACATACTTAATATTTTAGATTTATTTGATTTTCCTGTCCCTTCACTAAGAGGTTCTTCACCTCCTATGTCTCCTGCTGGTGGGGGTGGTGCACCTCCCATTTCATCTCCTTCAACAGGTGAGGAAGTGTCCATAGATTGTCTCTCCTCCTCAGGTATACCATACTTCTTATCAACTTCATCAAACACGCCCGTTCTTTTTATAATGTTAGGTGTAGCCCCTAATTCACCACCAAGTGCACGTTCGAGTCTTTGTTGTTGTAAATCAAGAACCACATCGTTATCACTCATACCTAAGATGTTTTTCTTAGCCCATGTATGTGAAACAGGTTGTATACCTATCTGTGATTGATCTGATGTTGCATCTTTATAAAGTGTTATCTTTTCTTTCCATTGTTCTACTTTTAATAAATCAGATTGTGCGGATGGATTAGTAAGGGATAATGTAAAATTATCCAACTCGTCCTCTAAACCTAATAAGTAAAGATGAACTAATGCAATTTTGTTTAGTTCTTGGATTAAGGATTTTTGAATTCTATTAATAGTTCTTGCAAAACGTATGTCCATTAGTGCCAATGTCTTACCGTCACCAACGATTTCCTCAAATCCTAAGAATGCTTTGGGTATTCTAAGAGCGGCTAACATCTTCTTTTGAATGTACTCAATATCTGCAATCTCACCTAAGTTCTGTGCTCCTGGTAATGTTTCAATTGGTGAAGTTTGACCCGGATCTCTAACAGGAATAAAGTAATCTTGGTCTACAGCCATTTGGTTGTATCTCATGTCTACTTGTCCATTTTGTGGGTCAACAACCTGATCTCTTTTGAATTTGTTTGCCACACGTTGTACATAAGATTCAATGTCTTTATCATCCATGTTACCCACGAATACTTTAAATACTCTTCTTTCGGGTGCTCTTGATGTTCTGTATATTAACATTGCATCTTCTGCAAGTAGTAATTGTTTCCATATACGTCTTACCTTATCTAACATTGACGTACCATAAGGTAATTTTCTATCGTCCCCTAATAATCTAAAGTGTGCGACTTCCCATGCTTGGAACTCCATGTCTTTATTTTTCCACGCGAATCTCAGTTCTCTACTTGGCATTGTAACATTTGACGATGGTTCCGCTTTATGTACGTTGGACGCTGCACCTTCATGTCGTTCTATTTCTATGTTAGGTAATTGTTGACACCCAACTACACCTCTTTCAGGATCTATTTTTAAATAAACGAAGTTATCACCGTACTTACCTAAACCTCTACACCACATTTGTAGGTTAGTGTTTACGTCTAATATATTCTCAAAAAGATCTGTGAGTATGTTTTTTACCCTTTTTGACTCTGAATAAATTGTAAGTATATCCCCCTTTTCTGAAAGGGTTGTTGATTCTTCAGAATATATATCTAAAGCCGCAGAAATTTCCGGTGTAAATTCCATAGACTCATAATCATAATACGCTGCTAATCTATTTGGTTCATAATAAACCGATTGATTATATAATGATTGATCTAATTTAGACCACTTATCTGCAATATATTGAGATTGTTGTTGTTGGAGAAGTTCCTTTTCATAATCTTCTCTACTATCTGTTTTTAACAGTTGGTCTCTATCAAATTTATATTGTGGGGGTTTCGAAGGTTGGTCTGCGGTAAAACCGAAAACCTTTGTTAACCTTTGATACACTGTCATATTTTGTTTTGCCATATTAATAAATATTAGTCTTTATAATATACGAAATTTTTTTCACTTTTTAAACCTGTTTAATTATCTATAACCTCTTTTACTAAATAACCAACTATGTTCCATGTATTGGTCCTTACTGATATTTTGATTAGATGGGTTATATGGTTGTCCGTCAGTAGTCATAGATCCGACAGCATCGAACGCGGTTCCATGAGAATAGAAAGATTTTTTTGTTTCATAAGTCCTTTCTGAGAGTAACCATGAGTCTAACATTGCTTTGTTTGCGCTATCGTTTCTCTTTAGTTGAGTGAAACATATATCACCCACGTACATTGCAATGGCCATCGCCATGATTGCATCATCATGTGCCCCCTTCATGTGGTTAGGTCTACCGTTTATATAAACAAACGTGTTTAATTCATTTAATAATCGAGATGACTTAACTATAAATCCATGTCTAAGTTTTTCTTCAAAAGACGCAACTATTTGTGTTCGTTTGTTATTAAAATTAATACCAGGTATTTTTTCCTGTGCCTTCTTATTGTATTGCCAAATATTATTTGAGTTCACCCCGTCAATATATTGGTCCTTATAACCCATTTCCTGTAGTTTACGTGATGTTGCAATACCCATACCCCCCGTTATGTCTGTAGCGACAAACGCCTTATAAAGTGTACCCCATTTATAAACTATCGATGCCAAATCATCTGGTGGAATCTTACCCACATATTCCGCAACCTGTTCGTTTTCATCAAAATCAATCACACATATTGATGACGAGTCAGCACTATCTCCACGAGATACGTCAACACCCATTATATATCTATGACCCTCAACAGGTTCCTTCCATAACCAAAAAGTACCCTGCATGTATTTTTCCATTGGATCCTTTATCATGGTTTTTCTTATCCTGTCTTGTATTGTATTTGGGATAACACCATCACCAGAACCGAGGAAGTCGCACTCCAATTCTTGTGCGATTTTTCTTTTGTCATACTTGAATTTTTTTGCCATATTCTCAAACCAATGAGAGTACGGTTTGTATCCTTTCTCGAGTAATTCTTCATATCCTTCCCAACCCTGTTCTAAAATTATTTCATCATCATTATATTGTTCTCTATTCAACATATAATGTATGATATCGTCTACTTTAATCCATTTTAAGTCACTGGCATATCTTGGATCTTTAAACCATCTTAAATCGGTTATTTTAAAATCATTCATACCTCGTAACGCCTGATCATATACCCCATAATAAATTGGGTCATGTCCGTTAGGTGTGGATATAAGTATTACTTTACCACCCGTAGATAAGGAGGCCATACAAGCCGCCCAAAAATCTTCTCCCGCTTCAATATATGCAGCCTCATCAAAAACCAATACTGTTGGTGTATAACCACGAAGTGCATCGGCAGATGTCGCAACCGCCTTAACCTCACATCCGTTATTCATACGATACCTACTTTCAGAATTTTTATCAGGTGAAAACCCAACGTTAATCCATTCTGGCCATTGATCTAAAAAACCTCTAACTTTATTAGCCATTTCTATCGCAGTATCTCTCTTGTTAGCGATAATAAGTATTCTTTCTGGGTTTTCGGGTTTTGCGGTTTGTATACGTTTAGATAACCAAGCTGCGGTTACAGTAGATACACCCGCCTGTCTATACTTACGAGTTATATTTTCATTATAGTTGTCGTAGTCTTTAATTAATTCAACTTGGTCTGGAAATAACTCTAATGGTACATATTTCTTTTGTGTATTATCATACGTGGTTAAATATGTTTTAAGTGCATACGGAGTATCTTTCATGATCTTCGCGTATTCCTTTAACTGTATGAGTTTATGTTTATCCATATCCTATAAATACAAAAAAAGTGGTCTATTGACCACTTTCTTATAATCCGTGTTATTTAATTGTCGTCTTCAGGAGAAAATGTAATTCCTAATGACCCTAAGAATCCTCCGAGACCATCGTCATCGTCATCTTCTTTTTCTCTATTATATTGGTCCTCTTCGTAATCTTCATTTTGTAAATCTTGTATGATTTGGTCCACCATATTACTTAAAATACTTTTACCCATTGCAGATCCTCTCATTATTTCTTTAGCCACTCTGAAAAATTCTTCAGCGTCTAATTGAGAAAATCTTGAGAAAAGATAATTTTGGATGTGTGTCATATCTTCTTGATTTAACCTATCAGGATATGAAGATCTAAATTTTTCCCAAATAATCGGTCCTAATCTTAAATCCCAAATTTCTGAAGGTAAAGTGTCAGTTTTATTCATCACCATTTCTGCAGATCTTGGATCGTCGGGTAAACCTTGTGTACCCATAATTTCCATTACTCCTTTAATTACTTCGTGTATCAATGCGGGAAAAAATACCGCTCTTGCAATAATTGTAGGTGGATCAGTTTCCGTATCAATTTCCTCCTTACCGGCTTGGTTTCCATCACCCATTCCCATTTCCATCATTCCGTCAGGTAATACCCAATAAAGTAAATCGTTAACTGACATTAATACACCGTATTGATTTACGATGTTTGGATCTCTTTCAGTTAATTCATTTGCAACCAACTCAAACATATAATGTCCTTTTTTAGATGCTCCCTGTATTAATGCGTTAATAAATCTTCTTTTCGCGGTTTCCTGATCGAACTTTTCCATCGCATCCATAAAGTCTTCTAAACCATCTTCAGCCTCTTCAGGGTTTACACCAAATTGTTGTTCTACCTCTTCTTCACTTGGATCTTCTGATTCCTTAGAAAAACCTTCTGAATCTATACCACCTATACCAACTAATTTCGCATCGAATTGTAGTGTGTCTTCAGGTAG